AGCATTAAGTGCCTGATATGCTGCTGTTGTCGAATTTATAGCAGTTATTTGTGGTGCAGCAGCCACAGCATAACCTTCCATAAATCGCAAATATGAAAGATTAGCTAAATTAATAACTTCTACTATTACTTTATATTTTACCCATATTTCTATTAGATCTTTAATTACAATAGCCCATTCCTTTATCTGCTCCTTATGCTCTTTTATCCAATTAGCACCCTCTTTTAGGCTTTTTATTAGTTCAAATAATTCAGGTCGGAATTGGTCAACAATAGTATTCTTAGCTTCTAACCACGCATTATCAAGGTCAATAATAGCACTACCCGTAGTATTAACCGCCTCGGGTATTTTATCTTTCATTGTGGTGTATAATTGCTGCATTGCCTCTAACAGCACATTACTACTTATAGCTGATTTTGTCAGCTTACCACTTGATATTAATTTACTTAAAACTTGTGTAGCTTTTTCCTCACCTTCTGCTGTACCCTTATGTTTTAATAATTCCTCATCAATACCCATAGCCTTAGCTACAAATGGTATCAATTGTGGCATAACATAGGATAAACCACGCAAATGTCTTGCTTCCAAAACTCCCTCACCCAACATGATACCAATATCACGAACAGCAATGTCCATTTTGGAAGAAGGCGCACCCGTTACCTTACTAATAGCTAATACTTCATCATGTAATTTTCTAACCTGCTCCGCAGCCAATCCACTATTGGCAATCATGGTTAAAAACTTACCATAACTATCCGTAGTTTCCTGTAATGGAATTTTATACTTACTTATTTCTTCAAGTATAAATTTCTGATTTTTAAATCCTTCCTCTGCGGAGGGGCTTACATTTTTAATACGCATCATGGCTGTTTCCATGTCTGCATATCCCTGAACTGCATCTTTGGTGAAATTAACTAACTGATGCAATCCCCAACCTACACCAAATGCAGCAGCAGTATTGCCTAATGTGCTATTAAGTTTAGATATACTATTTTCTAATGATTGTGCGTTTCTTTCAGCTATCCTAAATTGAGGACTCGCCAAATCCTGTAACGTAAGGGTATATTGAACATTTACATTAGACATATTACTTCATTTTACCTAAGACCTTTAATGCACATTTTAACCTCTCAATACTCTTTATTATCCTGTCATCATCCCAACTGTCAATATCATCATGAAAACCATTATAATACGACAAAAGGGCGAGCCATACAGCCCAGCCCTCATTATCCTTGTCAATCGTGTATTCTTCTATTTTTTTTTAATCTCGGGGTAGGCTACCTCAATCATCCCTAACATGGCATAACAAGCACCTAACCAATACTTCTCGTTTTCCTCAATGTGCTTATTCACTATCCTTTCATCACTATATTCCTTAATAAGCAATCCCTCAAGGGCATTTGAACTACCAGTTATGGCTGATCCGTTATTAATCAAGTCCACCAATTTCAACTTTGTTGCCAAATCAGGCTTCCTGATGAAACCGACTACTTCTTCTTCGCTTCCTGCGAGTTTGAAAACTACAGGCTGTACCTTGCATTTAAGCGTTTCAGCAATCTGTAGTGCTTTTTCTTCGTGTGTTATGGTTGTTTCGTTTTGCATACTAAATTCGTGTCATTCCTGCGAACTCGAAGGAATATGTTTTGTAATGGATTGTATCACCCTGCTTAACATCCTGACCGTCTTGCACAAACCTGCAATTCAATAACGTATCGGTTGTGGTCTTTGGCGTAGTAGCATCAGGTGTCCAAATTATCTGAATTACAAATGGAGCAATAAGCGTAGGGTCGCCACCTGGCGCACCTGCAATTATACGCTTCCAATCATCCATTGCAATTTCTATTGAACCACCCGAATATGTTACCTGACCATATCCGATACTTACAGGTTCAGGGCCGATAGCGTAGTTGTTGGTTACGTTCCTTTTTTTGTCGTAGCTTATCGAGCGTACAAATATCAATGGAACTCCAGAAATAAGGACATTGACATTGGCACTACTATACGATACGCCACCTATGTTTGCTATTGTGTTCATTTGTCTTAAATTTTAACGGCAAAGCCTAATTGTATTTCGATGAAATCCGCAATCCCTACAGGCACTATTTTTACGCCTATAATGATTTTGTTGGTTGATATTACATTCTGCGCAGGATTGATTGTTATCGCCACCGCACTTACATCCCCATCAGCAACCATTTGGTTCATATATGGCAGGGCTGCACCTTTGAACTGCTGTATTGTCAGTTCGGTAAGTGTGCCATCTGTATTCACATATAACCTTGATTTCAGCAGAGGAATAACAGCAGTATATAACTGTCTTGTCGCTTTCTGTATTGTCCTGTTCCTGCTTATGCGATTATAATCACTTGTCTGCGCTATTGCTGACCAATCATTATTCAGATAAGTACCCGCATAATTTGCGATACCAGTTGCGAAAATATAGCGATATGAGTCGAGTGTGTCAAGTAAAGATGATGCAAGCGCACTAACAAGCGTACCATTCGATATTGCAGGCATAGCAAGTTCCACATCATTTGTGATGTTAAATGCGCCTATTTCGCCTATATCCTGACTTACTGCTGCCTTACTTACACAACCCAACACACAACCAACAGCCGGGATAGAAATGCCCGAAACAACAAACAGATTAGCACCTACTGCATTACCGTCTTGCACGATAACAGGAGATACATAATTGTTAGTATGTTGCTGCTGATTTTCAAGTGTTGATAAATCCGATACAGCTTTTATATTAGGTGCATAAAGCACTATAGCAGGCGTAAACGCCCCAAATAAAGAAACTGCTTGAGTATTCAACAGCGTCATATTAGACGTGAATGTTGATACACTCGTAGCAGTCGGGTCAAGTACCGCAATCTGCCTGCACTCACCATTTGCAGCCTGAGCCAATGTTACAACTTCTGCAAAGGTAGATGAAGGGGTTGAAGTGAAATTAACCCATAATTTGCTATTACCAGCTTGCCTGAAATACTCGCTGATTTGATAATGCCATATTGCTTGATTGCTTAATGTACCCGAACCAAATTGGGTAATTGTACCTGCTGTTGTACCCGAAGTGGTAAATGCCAATGGTGAACCCGAATTAAGCGATATACCATATTTCTTAGGTGCAGTAATTGTTATTGTATCCGAAAGTGTGCTATATGAAGCAGAAAAACCATGTGAATATGTACCCGCATTTATTGCAGCAGTAAGATTTGCACCTAATGTATCTACTACTGTATCACCACTTACTGTTGTATAAGAACAGATAGTAACTATAGTTGATGTTCCATTGGGCTTGGGAACTGTAACTTTAAATGTGCAAGTTTCACCTGCGCCACCCGCACCAGATGTTATCAAAAATCTTCCCTGCGCACCTGTTGCGTCATTGAAATCATTAAGAATGCCCTTCGCCTCCGCATCGGCTACTGAAAATACCGCCTGTGTAGGGGTAACTGCAAAGGTACTTGGTGCTGTGCCATAAAAAATAATCCCGCTAATGTAATCGTTATTAGCGGGTAGCTGACCCGTTTGTCCTTGCCCTAAAATTATATCAACTGATGACCTTGCCATTTGTTATTTTCTTTTTTTCTTTTTAGATTGATACTCAACCCTTACAGCTTCAACAACTTCTTCTTCCTGCTGTTCCTCTTTTTCATTTAGTAGTTCTTCCCTGCTTATCGTTCTTACAACCTCAAAATCGGGTACACCTACCTGTTTTTTGTTGGATTGTAGCAAGTTATTTGATTGATATACTTTACTATATAATCTCCCAAATAACTTGCCACTTTCCTCGCATTTAAAGGCATTTAAGACGAACTTTCCGTTCTTCATTATATGCACCTCATTGATGCGCTTATTACTTTCAAAGACCGCTTTTATGCTGTCCATTAATAGTTTGCTTGGCGAGTAATTTCTACCCACGATACACCATCAAATTCAAACCGTATTAAAGTCTTTTTACTTGCTGCAAGGCTTATTGAAGTAGCTGCTGATGTAAGCACCCAATTACCAGTAAAATAAACCTTACCTGAACCCGAACCCTTAGTTACATACAATTCGAGTATATCGCCTTTGTAACAACCCGCAAGGCTTTTCAGGCGAAGTGCCGAACTATCTATCGCAGAATAGTTATATACACTTACCGCAGCATTAGGGCGCAATTCCAAAGTATCGGTAGTCGAACCTGCCGTATCTGTTATCGCCTTAGTAACATAGCTTAATACGCTTGCATCCTGCACCCCGTTATAAACTTGGCGGGTAGATGTGTGTTGCGCTGATGCGCTAAAACCGACTGCTAAAAGCAGTAATGTGATTATCCTTTTCATATTATAAGTTAAAATCTGCTGCTGTTAAAGTTGTGTACAATCCTATTTCGTTTCCGTACTTATACTGCACATCCATTTTCATGAGTGCCTTCACAAAGAATGTTTCATCCATTGCCCTTGTGCGAGCCAGTTGCAGGGTATTTTCATCCGATGCGCTATTCAAACCGATGTGAAATGCACCATCGAAGTTAGGCAGAGCCTCGCAGAATATCACGGTATTGTCAGGGAAACCTGCAAGTGATACCACTTCGTAACCCTTCCAACGTGGAGTACCAACGGCAGAATAATCAGTTCCTTTGTAAACTGTACCTGTAGTCAAATACTCATTATACAGCAGTTCAGTAAGAGGCGACATGATGAACTTCATGCGCTGATACTTGCTTGTATTAGTGATGAGGGCTTTCTTATAGGTAGTTACTTCGCTGATAAGTGAATCAAGAACCGAACCAATAGTACTATTGGTAATAGTTGTTGGTGTAGGTACTGCAAGAACCGTAGCGTCACTAACAAGTTGTTTCAGATAACCATCAAAGAATTGCAGATAATAACGTGGGTCGGTAGTATCTGTAATAGCCTGATATGCGGTAGAACTCATCCACCAACCTGCTTCCATTTTCTCGAAAGTACGGCTCATCATTGTGTAGATAACGTAGCTTTCAAAGTTAGCAGGCAGTTGACGCTCCAACAGCAGTTCGCTAAGATTCTCACTCTCCCAATGTGCTTCCAAATCACGAGGATTGAAGATTGAGTAAAGCATCGCATCTTTAGGTTCAAGATACTTCTTATCTACAGTCCATGTACCCAATGGGGTGCTTGGTGTAGCTTGGCGGGGTTGCAGACCGCCTGCGAAATCAATGTTACCAATGTTGATTTTCTTCTTGATGTTGTCAATCACGTTGACAACGCCCTTCTTCAGGGTATCCATACCGTAAAACGCAGGTGTCCAATATTGGCTTGCGAATTTACCAGCATACGAGACGTCATTAATTTGTAAAGACATAGTC